TGTGAGAAGCAGGAGCTTATGAGATGGAATCGGTTGAGGATTCTTGCCAACACCAACAACGGTTTGAAGTACTCCATCAAGATGTTGACCATCTCGACTCAACCATTCATTATGAGCCGATGGTTCTCTGTCTGCATAATAATCCAGAAAGACTTTTGTTTTCCCATTCTCATCAATACCGACTTTGTAAACTTCTTCAGCATATCGATATCCAATAGTGACATACTCAAAAAGATATCCGAGTTGTTCTTCCCATGACACAGACATTTGACCCGAGTATCCATCGAAGCCATATGCTTCATTGGCAAATCGTGCAAGCTCTTCAGAAACAGGATCATTCTCAATCCCTGCTTCGAACCTCCATGTTGCAGACAATAAGGTCTGTCTTAACATATGCCAAGAACGACGAACGACTGGATCAGTCCTCAACATCTCTTCAGCTGCTCGAACCCACGACAAGCCAGTGAGAGAAGTGTTTTGTTCATATCCGGAGATAGTACCACCGGACAATTGAGTCCCTGTAATACCGAGCGATTTAAATCGTGGATATTTCGCTCTTAAATGTTTTGGTGCATCGTCGTGTTTATGCATAATACCCTCGTGATGCTAATCACTTTGAGTATATTATCATTTTTATATTATCAATTGTCAATTATCATTTTGATCAGTTTCTTCAATGAGTGTTTTGACAATCTCAATAAATAGTTTTACAGACTCCTCGAATTCATCATTTGAAAACAATTGACTTGGTTGAATAATCATCTCTCGAGTCAAATCGAGGATTACTTTTTTCTTTGTTTCATTCATTAGAAGTTTATCTTTCTTGATGAACCAACTCGAACTTTTCGATTTGGTTTGCTCTTTGGTTGATAGTTACGAGCAGACTCAGTCCAATGATGGAAGATACAATCGTATCTTAATGCATCAAGTGGATCTTCTCTGCCGTCTTTTTTTGGTTGTTCTTTCTTATCCCATGCATATGAAAGCAAGGCTTTTCTGATTGAGTTACCACTTGCCCGCTCTCCCTTCTCCCATACCTCTCGAGTAATCAGATACTTCCCTGAATTGAATGCTCTCTTCAATCTTTGGACACCATTGAGAACATCGGTTCGAACTGGATCAGTCGTTGACCTCATTGGCAAACCGATTCCACCTTCATCGGGATCCTTTCGAATTACTCTGAATGCTGAGAGTCCGGTATGATCGCTTCTTGCTTTTCCTGCTTTATCAGCAACACCAGTATCAAGCCAAATCCTTTTGGATGGTGCTGATGGCATCAATGATCGAGGATATGCCACAGCAAGAATCATCAAACTGAGCTGCTCGATGGTGACTTCCTTGGGGTTGAACTCATGAACTATGATCGATGCTTCTCTTTGCTCATCATACACGATGATTAATACTGATGGTTTTCTGAATCCCCAATCGATCGCGATTCGTCCAGTCATTGAAGGATCATATACAAAGTCATCAATGACATGCTTCTCATGATTGAATTCTGAATACACAAGACCACTTGGTGGTTTTGGTTTATTCATGACCATCGCTTCACGCTCGTCTTCAGGAAGGAGCTTCGTTGCTTCGAACCATTCAGAACTCAAGTTCTCCTCGTTGACATATGATGAGAAGAACAAGGGAAGGCATTCAGCCTGCTCAGCTAACTTGACCCACCAAGCGTCAATGACAGGAAGACCAACGAGGATCATGATCGGACTTGGGCCACTTCTCAAACGACCAAGTGCTTTGTGTGCTACCTCAGAAGTCAAAGTCTGACATTCATCAATCATGCATACTCCACTGGTGACATTCAAACCCTCGAGAGGATTGTGAGTGGCTTCTCTTGTACCTGGTCGATAATACGAGCGACACCAAACGGTTGATCCGTTCTCTGTGTCAGTCCACAATTTATTTGTGTGATTGTAAGTCCAACCAAGAGGGACAAGCCATTTCTCAATCTCTGGCATTAATACTGAGTTGTACCTTGGAGTTGTATCTGTCACTATGAGCGATGATGTACCAGGTCGCAATTTTGAAACGAGCAACATTGAAAAGACCAAGGCTGAAGTCTTACCACTTCCCCAACCACATCGAGCAGCAACAACACGATCTTGTTTTCCGATCGCTTTAAGGATTTGAGTCTGCAATGGATTAGGGTTAATGTTAATCATTGTTTTAATGTGTGTGCTCGAATACAAGATTGCAAGGTGCTTTTTGGTACAGTATAATACAAGCAAATGAGATCCAAGCTGAAGCCCTGCTCTTTAAGAAAAATAATGTCATTTATATAACATCCAATAATATGTTTACTAAGTGACTTATTAACAATCTTTTTAATTTTACCCTCTTTAATAAAGTGCCTTAATTTTTTATCTTTTAAAGCTTTTTCTCTTTGCTGTCTCTTGTCTTCTTTATACATCCTGAGATCAGTTTTATACTTTTCTTGTAAGTCCCTAATCTTTTTTCTCTGTTGTTGAATCATTTCTTTTAATAAAAACTCTCTTTTATTTATGTCAGTTCTGAGTTCTATGGCTTCTTTTTTTGATAAATAATATTTATTATTTCGTACAAAAATCTCGTTTACAAGAGCATATCTTATATTTAAAAACTCACTTAACTCATAAAAAGTCATTTTTTCTTTTCCAGTAATTTTTTCAAATATTTGATCAGTTGTTATTTCAATAATTAATCCATTCAAGGTAGGCAAAAAGTATTTTTCTACTTGTTTAGTTTCATCTTTATAAAAAGGAATCCATTGTTGAATAGGATATTCTTGTTCTATATGGTTCTCTTCTGTCATATTATAACTCCTGTTAGATGCATGAAGCACTGACGATTCTCTTCACGGCTCCGAATCGTCAGTGCTTTCTTGTTTTAAAATATTTGCAAGCATTCCATGAACTACGTCTGTTCCAGTTTGCTTTGTTACATTGACCTCAAGTTCTCTCTTGACTCCCCATCGTTGAGGATAGCGTCTTTCGAGGATCCAAGCTGCCGCTCTCCAATCTCCAAACTCTCTGATGGTATCGAGGAGGGTTGCTTCGACATCGGATTCAGTTGCATTGACAAACTCTTTGAACTCGGGGATCTCATCCATCCATCGATAATAGGTTGCTCTGCCAATGTTGGCAGCTTGACAAGATGCTTCGATGGTGCATCCTTTTCTCAAGTATGTGCATATGATCATTGCAACATCTTCAGAATATTTGTATGGCTGAATCTCACGCACACGCGAAGACGGTGTCTTATTTGTATTATTATTATGACTCATAGCTTCTCGCCTTCCGAATTCAGTCAAGTCTTTAGGATTCATTTTGAATTGTTTCTCCATGGTTGATTGACAAAGGAATTGACTTCACTTGGTGCAGTCTCCCATTTGTAATCACTTTGAGCAGCATCTTCGGTCTTATCCCAAGTCCAAGGATCCAAGACTTCAACTGACTTAACTTCTTGAAGTGATGGTGATGGCTTATACTCAGTTGAATGCTTTTGTTGATTGCGATCAGGTCGAGTATGAAATTCTACACCACGCATAAGAACAGACCAATCAACACGGTTCTCGCCGTTATGCTGATATGATCTTGATTCCATCTCTCCATGAACTGACAGCTTACATCCTTTGACAAGGGATCGAGCGCAGCGTTCAGCGAGTTCACCAAAAGCAACGACTTTAAACCAAGTTGTATTCTCTTGATTGTTATATCTCTTTGTCACTGCAATATTAAGTTTAACCATTGGCTTGCCGTTTTGAGTTGTCTTGACTTCGGGATCTCTTCCAAGATTCCCACAAATATGAATATGATTATATCCCATTATTGATCCTCAATTCTATCTTTTAAAAAGTCTCGTTGATATGATAGTTGTCTTTTTTGTTCATCAATTGTTCTCATCTGATCTTCAAGAAGCTGCACTTGTTCAGAGATCGGAACTTCTTGTTCTTGATGAGTATTGATCCCCAATGTCATGATCTGTCGAATAGCTTCACTTAATGAGATGTATTCTGTTCTTGCAAATTCTTTGATGTATAATGATTGCTCTTGAGTCAATCCAACTGAATATTGTGTTTTCATATGTTCCTCCTTTGTGTTATTATCTCAAAACACATGAATTAAGTCAATGACTAAGTGAGTTATTATGAATAATAAAAAAGAATGCCTTGGATTCGTTACATTAATCGACAGTATGGGAGACTGTATTTCGATTGTGAATGCTGCTCGAATCAGCTTTGGCAAACGACGAGAGGGACAATTAACTGAAGATGATAAAAGACTGATTAAGTATCTTTGGAATCATCAGCACACATCACCTTTCAGACATGTGACATTCACTTTTCACATTAAGGCCCCTATCTTCGTATTGCGACAATGGCAAAAGCATCAAGTGGGTTGCAGTTGGAATGAGATCTCTGGTCGATATGTTAAATTCGATTACGAGATTTATCAGCCTGATGAATGGAGAGAATCAATCAAGAATGTAAAACAAGGAAGTGGAGGATTGCTGAACAATCAAAAAGATCCAAGTGACTTGTATCGGTGGAGCATACAACATCAGTATTCAGTTTATAATCAATTGATTGATATGGGAGTATGTCGAGAACAAGCGCGTCTTGTATTACCACTAGCAACATATTCAGAATGTTATTGGACTTGCACCTTTCAAGCCTTAGTCCACTTCTTGAAGTTGAGACTTGCTAAGAATGCACAAGCCGAAATTACTTTTTATGCTGAAGCCATCAAAGCGATTCTTGAAAGAGATGATGATATGAGATTCCTGATGGGGGTTTGTCTTGACTCGAAATGAAATAGATCAGTTGATTATGAATCACTCAAGTTCAATCAAAACAATATCAAGAAAGATGACAAAGGATTCATTCATTGAAGCTGATGACCTTTTTCAAAATACTTGTATTAGATTGATTTTAAAACATGAGAAGTATTCACAGAGAGAGGGATCCCACTTCTTGAACTTTGTCAAAGTTGTAATGCTTAGAACTCACTTGCATATGCTTCGAAGTCATAAGTCACAAAGCAATAAAAACAAATTATATACTCAATATAAAACAATAGCTTCAGATTCATATAATATTGATGATGCGAATCTTTTATATCAATCAATGATTGAATACTTAAAAAGTGACTATGAACTTGAAGTCATCAACATGTTAATGAGTGGGTTCTTGTTTCGTGAGATTGCAGAAAGATACAAGACACCAGTTGAGACAATCCATGGAAGACATAGAGTATTAAGAAAGCGATTGAGAGAGGCGTTGCTTTGAGATGGATTAACCATTGGCTGAAACATGCTGAACTTATATCATCGATGTCACCTTGTCCACGCGCTCAAGTGGGAGCGTTCATCATTGATAATAATAATAATCCAATCAGCGCAGGATTTAACGGCCCCCCTCGAAAGTCTTCATCAAGTCTTTGCAGTGATGATCATGAATGCGCTCGAGATATTATGAAGATTGAATCAGGTACCAGGACAGAAGTTGGTTGTCATCATGCTGAAGCCAATGCAATTGCAAATGCAGCTCGTAAAGGTGTTGGGCTTGAAGGTACAACAATGATCATCAGCATACCTCCCTGTATTGCATGCGCTAAGTTAATTCATCATGCAGGGATCAAGTCAGTCGGCATCTCATCGAGTGGATATTCTTTGGATGGTGTCCACTATCTTGAGTCAAATAATATTAAAGTCTTCTCATTGTCCCCAAACTGAAGTTCTGTTCAGTGGACTTCTTCTATCTCGACCAGTCATCTCGATCGGTTGTTGAAACATCTCTTGCATTCTTGATAGAGCAGCATAATTTCCTTCAAACAATTTATCTCTGAGTAAAGCAGGATATACATTTGTTGTGAAGATGACAGACATTCGACCTGACTTCCATCGTTCATATATTGACCCAATCAATTCGATGGTTGTGTTCTTGAACCAATCAGAATACTTATTGACCCCTCCACCGAGTCCACCGAACTCATCTAATAGAAGAACCTCAACATCATTCAAGAATTGATTTAAGTGAGGTTTTGAAGCGTTGTCTGACCAAGAATCCTTCTCTGCTTCGAATGTTCTATAATGATGAGCATACTTGACTCTGAATCCTTGGGAAGTCTTATGCTTTGCAATGATGTATAAGAGACTGGACTTTCCGTTGCCTGGTCTTCCATGCATCAAGAATGAAGGTGGTTGTGTAACTCGATCCCAAGATATCATCTCATTGAATGCATTCTCTTGAAGTGGACTATCGAATTCATATTCAGACAACGCAGCTGTCAAAGCATCATTGGGAAGTTGTGATCTTTGCAATAAGTTGAGAGACTTCTTCAGCTTTCCACAATTGCGACATGGAATCGCATTTGGGCCATTGCCTTCTCTCACGAATTCATATCCTTCAACACAATGGCAAGGAGGTTCATTTACTGCGATGCATCGATTCATACCTGCTTTTATTAAATCATGTAGATGATATGAATCAGGATTGAAGTTCGACCAGTCTTGATCCTTTGGCATCTCAACTCGATCTCGATTTGGATCTTGAATGAATTCTGTTAATGAGTTTAATAAATTCTTTAGCTCTGGACTATCTCCTAATCTATCCATTATGATCTCCAAGTCTTTTTGATTTGTGCAGTTGATCCATATAAATCAAAGTCTTCTCTGATCTCTGCTTTTTTGAATGCTTCAAAGATTCGTCTTTCATTGAATTCATTTGTTTCAATCGTCTTGTGATGATGTGCCCAACGTCTTTCGATCTCAAGTCTTCGATGTAATGCTTTTAAAACATGTAAAGGAACTTTACCTCGATCATCACACACATGAGATAGATTATTGAAGTCTTGGCTTGAAGTATATTTCATTGCTTCTTCTTTTGTCACAAGTTCAAGATCTTCTTTATTGATATCTATTGTATTATTATTGTTATTATTGTTATGTGGGTCATTTTGACTATCCCCATGGGTCATTTTGACCACTACTAATGGGTCATTTTGACTATCCCCATGAGTCATTTTGACCATGTCATTTTGACCCTGTGTCATTTTGACCATGTCCTTTTGAGTCAATAATGTTTTGATATTAACCTCAATAGTTGTTTCATTTGATTTGATATTAACTTTGATCCAGTTCAACGACTTCAGGCGTTCAATGATTCTGTATAGTGTTTTTCTCTTAACATCATACTTCTTACTTATATATAAAAGTCTTACTGATCCTTTCCATGTTGACCAATTCACATTCTTTAAAATGCAGATCATCACGAACTTATCTGCTGGCTTAACATCTCTCGCTTGCATGATGAGAGACTGGACTTCGAACTCGTTCATTGCTTACTCCTTTTATGTAGCATTCAATCATATTGTATAATATAAGTAATTCTGTCAACAAAATATCTTATTTTCTTTTTTATAAAATATTATTTGACAAAGTAAATATATTATTCTAATACTTGATCATCTCAAACGAGGAGTACAACATGAGCAGATTAAAACGACGAATCAAATCTTCTTTAGCAAGTCAGGGATACACGATGACTCAACTTGCTGAGAATATGAATATCACACAACCAAGACTTTCAAACTATTTGAGAAGTCAGACAATGAAGATGCATACAGCTTTGAGAATCGCTGACAGTCTTCAAGACATGACTGGTATTCAACTCACTCTCAATGACTTCAGAAAGGATGAAGACAAATGAACTTTCACGCAGGAGATCAATTCACTGACCCCAATACAGGGGAAGTCTTTCACATTCAAGAGATGGAGGAGACTGTTCTTCATGTCTTCAAATCTCCATCAGTTAATATTTATTCTTATTGGCTAACAGGAACGCTAGGGAATGAAAAAGAGCTAGATCATCATGAACTTGTGGATCTTATCAACAACGACCAACTCATCGAGGAACTTTAAATGTTATATGCAATTATCGCAGTATTAATCATCGCCATTCTTTTCATGTTAGAAGAAAAGGAACCGATCACAATCAGCAAGTATTCAAGAGTGATCAATCATGATGTCACCTTGGCAATCTTTGAAGCAATGAAGCGCATCGAAGAAAGAGAAGATGAAGATATTCAGTATCTTTTGAACCAAGGCAAGATCACAAAAGAATCTATTGAGAGCAACGCTGATAACATCTTATTTGAGCAAGGAGAGTTTCCAGCTGAGATGACTTGTCTGGACGGTCGAGACTTTGCAAAGCTCGTCGTTGTATATCAAGAAGACGTGAGAGGAGCAACCCAAGATCAAGTTCGTTGGTTGCTCACCTCAATTTATCGATCTTAATCACACTTATAAAAGGAGCAAACAAATGTTAAATCAAGATACTATTACAATAATTCAAAACCTCAGTAAAAACAACAACGATTTCAATGACAATGTCAAAGCGTTCTTAACCTTCGGACATCTCTTTGAAAACAATGTTGCTGTGACCCTTGCAAATACATATGTGATCAGTGGCAAGCCTGCACTTAATGCCGATGCAATGTGTGGAGTTGTGCGACGTTATACTGATACTGATGGAGTTAAAATCTGTGCATACATTCGAGTCATTGAGTTGACTGAAGATGGTTGCATCATTGGCACCAAGCGACGAGATGAACTTGACTTTGATATCGAACATCAATGGACGTTCACTGCTGAAGATGCTGACAAAAGAGGATTGTTAAAACAACGTGCTTGGAAGACTATGAGAAAGTCAATGCTTCATAAGAGATGTTTGACAGCATTATTAAGAGCAGTATATCCCGAGATCATTGGGCAATCATATAGTCCTGATGAACTTGCTGAGAATATGATCACCGATGAGAAGTTGAGAGATGAGATCATGTTTGCATCAGCTGAAGGAACTCGACCACCCAAAGATAATAAAGGAGAATATTAATGTTTGGATTTATGACAAGTGATTATCGGATGCTTGTAAAAGGAAAGTCAAAGAAACAAGTATTGCATAGACTTAAAAAACTTGGAGCTGCTTCAAAACATTCCACTATTGAAGACTTTTGTTCTAAGACTCAAGACAATAATTTTCCGGTTAATGGTGCAATTTTAAGAGTGAGCAAAACGGTTTATAAGGCATTTGATAAGAAGGGTCAGGATCATCTCAGTCAACGAAATCTTATAGGATATAGATCACGGATAGCATTAGGATCTAATCATGGAGCAAGAGGCAAGCGTCATATGTCAACTAGTATCATTGTTTACGATGGTCAATTTATTCTAATATCAAGAGAAGAGTTTGACCGTCTAGAATTATTTGACTGTATAGAATCACAAGGATTTGTTGATAATGATTAAATCTCCCAAATGGGAGCGAGCGTTATAAATCAAAAACTTAAAGTGCATTCCCCCCCCGAACAAGCAGGGTCAAGAAC